ATGGCAATAAAAACAAACCCGTTAAGTGACACGGAAGTTCGCTCAGCGAAGCCAAAAGAAAAGCTTTATTCGCTGTATGATGGCGACGGTTTAGAGCTGCGGATCACAAAGGCTGGCAGCAAAAGCTGGCTATTCCGATACAAGCGCCCGCACATCGGTAAAACAAATTACATTAAGATTGGATCCTATCCTGAAACCTCATTGGCTCAGGCCAGAAAGCTGCGTTCTGAATACCGTGAACTGTTAGAAAAAGACGTTGACCCACAAAAGTGGATTGATGATCGAGCCGGCCGGCGCCGGCGGGAAGTTAGCACCACACTTAAAAACGTTGCTGAGAAATGGTTTGCTGTCAAATTTTCTGAGGTTAGCGAGCGGCATGCATCAAATATTCGCAGTTCGTTTGATCATCATGTATACCCTACCCTTGGCAATTATCCCGTCAGTGAATTGACAGCACCATTAGTTATCGATGCGTTACAACCTTTAGAAGCAGCGGATAAACGCGAAACCATTACACGGGTATGTCAAAGACTTAATGAAATGATGACATGGTGTGTTAATACCGGCATTTTGCAGCACAATCCGCTGGCCGGAATAAAGGCAGCCTTTGCAAGAGCGGAAACAACTAACATGCCGACCATTAGGCCAGAGCAGCTGCCGGATTTAATGCGATCATTAAGCTACGCGCAAATTCGCGTTATGACACGCTGCTTAATAGAGTGGCAATTGCATACTATGGTTCGGCCAGCAGAAGCAGCCGGGGCAAGATGGGATGAAATTGACACCAACAAGATGCTATGGACAATTCCGCCCGAAAGAATGAAAAAAAAGCGTGCCCATGTTGTGCCTTTGACCCCGCAAACATTAGCGCTGCTACATTTTATAAAACCTATAAGCGGCCGGTCAGAATACTTATTCCCGAGCGAACGTAACCAAGGCCGGCCAACCCATTCAGAAACAGCCAACCGGGCACTTCAGCGCATGGGTTATAAGGGCGTTCTTGTATCACACGGCTTGCGATCTTTAGCCAGCACCACGATGAATGAAATCGGTTTTGATGATGACCTAATTGAGTCCTCGTTAGCACACAAGGGTAAAGACCAGGTTAGGTCAGCATATAACCGAGCCACCTATCTGGAACGCCGGCGTAAGCTAATGGAATGGTGGAGTGATCACATAGAGGAAGCGGCCACCGGTAAGATGGCTATGGCTGGTAAGAAAGGATTAAAAATTGTTTAAGGCAATGATAGGGAATTAGATGAAATTCATAACTGACCCGGTAATCGTTTTGACCTGCTTATTATTGCTGGCTGTAGGGTATATTTTTGGCATGTCTGCTGGAATACTAATTGAAGTAAAGCTTACTGACTGGCTAACGTCATTTGGAACAATTGGGGCAGTGATTGCTGCAATGTGGGCGGTAAATGAAAATCATCGACGTGACACATACAAATTAAAGGTTTCAGCAACAATTGTGGAGAAGCCAAAATATTTTACGATGGATGGTTTTAAAGGACGTACAGAGGTCAGCAACATCCCAAAAGTTACTCTACGAGTAGTTAACACCGGCACAAGACCAATAACATTGGAAGCTCTATCTATAAGAGATAAGTTTGGGGTTTATAGTAAGAGGCTGCTACAAGTTTATTTAGAACCACAGAAAGGTAGTTTTCCTGTTCTTCAGCCAGGTGCATTTTATGAGTTAGTAATTAGTCAATCAGAGGCAGGGGAATGCATGGAGCAAGTTATGTCAAAAGAGTACTTCATTATTGACGCTTTAGAAAAATATCACAAAGCATCCACAATCCTTAACTCTAAAAATATAACCATAGTGCAAGGTGAATAGCTAACCCACTACCTTGACATGGTAGGGGTCGGTGGTTCGAGTCCACTAGGACGCACCAAAAATTACAATAAAAGCAGCGCTTTATGGGCGCTGTTTTTGTTTAGGCATTTCTTGTATAAAAATATTATCAAAATTTTATAAAAATACAGTAGTACACTGTATAAGATAAACCGCCCAATATCAGAGATGGATTCGAACCCTCTGCCTTTGTTTTGCTGTCCGCCCCTGTCCTTTACTGGCAGGGGTTTCAACGGTAGCTGTTGGACAGTTGCGGACTGAAGCGGTCTTTGTACTGCCCCAATTTTGTCCCACGACAAACCATACTGAGGAAGCTGCCACTGGTAAGATGGCTATGGGCGGTAAAAAAGCACTGAAAGCTGTTTGAAAGTGACAAATTTTAAGAAATTTTTCCAGTTAGATTTTTTTCACCAATAGATTTTTAAAATATCGAACATTAAATTCAAAAACACTTATTACATTGGAAAAACTCAAAATGAGTTTCCCCCAGCCGGCCGCGTCAAGAAATGACTATTTATCTTATTGTATATTCAATAGAATATTTCATTTCTATTTTTTAGAAAGAAAATAGCGCTCAAAATTCATTATCGCTGACGCAGATCTTTGCTTTGCTGAATTATAGTTATTAAAGTTGCCTCAGTAAATTGAATTTGGGGTAACTACAATGACTTATAGATCAGAAATAGAGTGGAATGTTGCAGTCGATGATTTAGATAGCAGCAGTGCTGGCCTAATGCTGGCTGAACGTTTCATCGCTTCTTTAACACTGGACAGTAATATTCATCAGCGCGATGATCTTGTGAAAATATTGTCATATCTACAGTTTAATAGACTTGAAAACACCAAGGCAGCCCAAGGCTTCATTTCAAAAATTAACTTTGTGCTGCGCGAATATGGTTCTTTTACTCGCTAATCATAAATTAGGCCATTCGATATTGTCTGGCCAGCCAGGCTGATCTGTAATATCTCGCAAGGCCTGCCGGTATTCGGTGACACCCGCTGGCGCCGGTGGCGCATCTTGCAGCATGTAAAAATCAGTTTCTTTTAATAGCTGATCACGCTTTTCGCGGGCTTGTTGAGCCAATACTTCCAGCTGCTCAGCAGCCTTTTGCTCAGCCGTTTTTAGTGTATTCCATTTAATCGGCATTTGTTACCTCTTGCTCTGGTTCAGGTTCAGGTTCGGTTTCAACCGGCTTATAAACAATAGGATCCGGGCACTGGCCATCTATTACAGTAAAGGTATAGCTGTCCCAATTTGCTGACTGAATAGGCTCAGCTAATGCAGAGTTGTACTGGTATTCGAGTTTGAATTGCAGCTCGCCGTTTATACGGCTTATAACGCCAATAAACGGGCTGTCCGCTTCAACGGTGGCACCATCAGGCAACGGTGCCAGGTCGTAAGTTTCGCCACGGTAAGTAACGGTGTCGCCGGTAACAAACGGTAGTTGGTCAGCAAGAGCTGATGCAGTTGGTGATAGTATGATTTTCATAAGCTTTCCTTAAACTTTCCATCTGCCAACAGCGCATATATCAGCCACTCCGTCACCAGTTAAAGGTAATGCAGCTTGCCAGTAATATATTGCTTGGTTGACAGCCCCTTGAACTCGCTGGCTAAGCCATGCCCCTGTTGTGGGGAACTGCCCAGTTAATGTTACTGGATAACCAACTAAAAAAGGGTGAGGAAAGGTCCAGACTATGCCATCAGCGTTTCTGTAAAGCGCCCCTTCCGCTACATTAACGTTAGTGGTTTCATTGTAATTCTTAGAACAAATTAATAAGCCATCTGAGTATTTAGAATAAATTCCATTCGCGTTAGAACCTTTTTCCACAAGGGTTACGCTTTTCCAGTTTTCAACAGTATTTGCTGCCATCCGGCGGATTCTTAAATCATCTAAACCAAGAGAACCCCATATCTGCATTCCATAAGTAGGATCCGGGTGTTTCAGGGTAATCATATATCCTTGGTTATTTCCGTCTACGCCCGGATAAGGCGAGCTTGCCCAAGAAGCATTTGTTCCGTATAGGCCAGTGATCCAATTTTCAGGCGGAGTCGGTTCTGAAAGCATTAACCCATCATTTCGCATTAATCCGCCGTCACCGACTTTTAGCAGCCGGGTCCAGGTTGTCCAAGTTGTATCGCTTGCCCTTTGTTGAATGTAAATTGTATTGTTAATAGTGAACTTTCTGTACGCTGACGCGTATCCGCCTGAACCGTCTGTCCACTGTCCGCCCGCTTCCAATACACCATAATCCCCTAAGCCCAAGCCGGGTATCTGAAGCTCGCCGCCTGCTGCAAAACCAAAAGCAGTTCCTCTTGAATACATATCAGCAGGAGTGCCAGTGCTATAAATAGAACCGCGTAGCTCTAATGACGCCATTAAACCACCATCGCCAACTTTCAGCATCCTGCCTCTGGTGTTGTCTGTGTTGCTTGCGGTGACATCCTTTGCGTTAATGTTTTTAATAAAGGGCGTCCAATTCAATCCGTCATCAGTTCCGCTTCTGGTATAGCTTTCATTAAGTTCAGAATTTATAAACGATGCTTCTTGCTCAACTACGGCGTTCCGCTTACCTGTAACCCGAACAAATCCGTAAGTGGTTGAGCCTGGGTAGCCAACTCCAGATGCACCGGGCCCAAAATACCGCCCCGGTGTGACTAAAGTATCTATGTTGTCTGGCGCTGGCAACGCGCCCTCTATTTCCAATGCAGCTTTCCATGAGGCTATATCGCTATTAGCAAGCAAACTGGTGCTAAAGGGACTGGCAAGCTCCACGGTTGACCGCCACTGGCTGGTAAACTGGTCATAAAAAATATGCTCGCCTACACGGTAGGCCCGGCCGGCCATCGTGCCGGCGGAGCTTATGCGGTACATTTGCGAGCCGGTTCCCTCTGCCGGCGTGGGTGGTAAGTTGCCGGCTGCAGCAGACCAGTTGCCCATAAATGAAAAAGCGCCCTGTAAGGCGCTTTCGTTGGCTTCGGCTAAGTTTCTAAGCTTAACCACTGCATCGGCTAAACCCTCCCAGCTCATAAAGGCCAGCAAGGCGGCGGTGGTGGTTGGGTCGGTCCAGTTGCGGCGTAGCTTAATAGCGCTAACGCCGCTGCCATCTGGCGCGGTACCGCTTATTGCATCTACTAATTGCCGGGTACCCAGGGCGATAATAGATCCGGACTTTAACCAGCTGCAATCAATGCCGCCAGTAACGGTGATAATATCACTGCCATTGGTGGCCGTAGCGCTGGCGCTGTACAGCGGTTTTATTGGGCTTAATGCCATTTATTCCTCACTTATTAAACTTAAATTTTGCGAGCCGTTTGGCAGCACTGGCGTGTTATGTGTTACCCGCAAGCGGTAACGGCGGTTAGCTGTAGTAAGCAGGTTATCGGTATAGGTAAAGCTGCCATTTAACAGCCAGCTGGCAATGTATTCTCCGGATTCAGCAGAGCATTGATAAACGCCCACCATTGCCTGGGATGCAACCTGTTGCCAGGCGCTGCCATTCCAGCGGTCTAAATACATTGTGCCGGTTGGGTTAGAACTAACCGGGCAGGAACCCGCGCCGGATTGCCCTTTACTGGCGCTAAAGCTGCATTTAATGGTTATGGTACCTCCGTTGCTGGTATAAAAACCGGTTTCAACATCAGCGCTTGAGGCAAGCTGCGTAGACTGCTGCGCATTGCGAAGCGTGCCGGCCAGAATTGAGCCGGCAAAATATACTTCATCATTTGCGCTGTAGTAGTAGCTGGCATTGCCTTTTAACAGGCCGCTCAGAATTGGCTGGTTAGTGCCGGTATCCCAGTTAACGCCGTTAACCTTTTTACCTTTCCACTCCAGCAAGTTGTGCGGACCAAAAGGCGTTTGGCTTTCAATGCTCATTGCAGTGGCGCCAATCATACGGATAGTGCCGCCGTTAAACTGAGCATTTTGCATAGTAACGTTGCCGGCAGTGTCTACCGCAAACAGCGCATTGGTCAGGTTCTTGGTGCCGGTACCGTACCAAAACGGGTAAGTGCCGGTGCCCATTTCGGCCCGGTAACCGCTATTGGCCGTTTTAAAGTTGGCCGCAATTAAATCACCGTTGTATACCCAGCGCGCCGTGCCGGTGTCGTAATACATTTGCACTACGCCAGCGGTGTTGGTTAGCCGCATGGTGTCGGCCCTGAACTCCAGGGTATTGGTAGCGCCATCTATAACAATGCCGTTTACCCGGGCAACGCCGCCGGCTACGCTGGTAACCCCAAAAAAAGCCCGGGCGCTAACTTCACCAAGTTCGTTTATGGTGGCCTGCAGTGATAGCTGGGCGCTGCCCAGTTCATCATCAATACCGCTAACTGTCGATTGCAGCGTTGTTAACGATGATACGGCGCCATCGGCAGTACTTTTGGCTTGCTGCGCAAGGGTGTTAGTGGCACTTAAGCCGGTGGTAGCATTGTTAACCGTAGCAGTCAGGCTGTTTACTGATGATGTTGCGCCATCAGCTGTGGTTTTAGCCTGCTGCGCCAGCTGGTTAGTCGCACTTAAACCAGTGGTAGCATTGTTAACCGTGGCAGTCAGGCTGTTTACTGATGATGTTGCACCATCAGCTGTGGTTTTGGCCTGTTGCGCCAGCTGGTTAGTGGCACTTAAACCAGTGGTAGCATTGTTAACTGTGGCCGTTAGACTGTTAACAGATGATACTGCGCCATCAGCTGTGGTTTTGGCCTGCTGCGCCAACTGGTTAGTCGCACTTAAGCCAGTGGTGGCATTGTTGACTGTGGCCGTCAGGCTGTTAACGGATGATACTGCACTGTTCGCAGTTGACTGCGCACTGTCAGCGGCTTGCTGAGCGGCAGCGGCTTTAATATCAACTTGCTGTATAAAGTTAGCGTTAGCAGTTAAGCCTAAATCCAGATCACTAACATCATTTTGTATCTGGCTAATGCTGCTGCTATTACCATCGGCAGTAGTTTTCGCCTGTTGCGCCAGGCTAAACGATGCGCTAAGGCCGGTAACAGGGTTAGTAACAACGCCCTGCAGCAACGCTAATGCATCACTGTTGCCTTGCAAGTCAGTAGTTACCTGTTGCACCTGCTGCAGTATGGCGGTATCTGCGGCGCTTAGCTCGGTTATTGCAGCGGCCCTTACCTGGTTCTCTTGCGCAATTAAAAAGTCGGTGCGCTTTATTTCAGCCCGGTTTTCCTGCTCACCAATAACGGCCATGACATCGTAAAGCACCTGCACCCGTGGATCTTCGGTATCGGCGGCGTTAACGGTAGCAATGCTGTCGTTGATAAGCTGCTGCACTTCTACATCGGTCGGAACGTCAATTAATGCATCTTCAACCGTCTGCTGCAGGTTGCTGTTTACGGCGGTTACAACATCATCAAATATTGATGCGCCTACATCTTCACCGATAAGATCGACAATATTGGCGCCATTGGCTGTGGTGCTTACTGTTCGGCTTATCCATGCTGATATGCCAAGCGCATTAACTGTTCGGGCAAATATGATGTATTCAGTGCTGTGTGCCAACCCGGTGAATATAAGACTAATACCACGGCCGCGAACTGTAGTGGTATCACCAATAGCAAACTCGAACTGGGTACCCAGGCCGGCGCCGGCCAGCACCGGGCGGGCTTCAATTTCAAAGTTGCCCAGGGTGAACTGTATGTCAGTTGGCGGTTGCGGCTGCACTAAGTTAAAAGCAATAACTGCCGGTGGCGATAATGTATTAAGGGTGCTTAGCGCAAATACCGATATGGTGTATTCGCCGGCATCGAGCAGCGGCAGCACCATTGCCCGGGCGATAGTTTCTTCGCTAAAAAACTCGCCCTCTGCGTTTGATATTTTTACCCGGAAACGGCGCACAAAGGCATTGTTAGCCATTGACCAGGTTAACCGGCCGCCGCTGGTTAATGTTAGATCCGGCGCAATGCTTAAACCGGTTGGCGCGGGTATGTTGGTTGGGTCGCCCAGGTTAGTGCCGCCAATGCGTTCTTCATAGGTGGTACCGTTCCATGGATAAATGGCGTTCTGGTGTTCAATAAACTCCAGCTCTACATCGCCATCGTCTTTTAATTTTACCTGCTCTACCCTGAATGGTTTAGCGTCCCAGCCCCGGGTATCGTCGGTTATGCCTACTACGTCGCCGGGCTCAACCACAATAGCAGCCGGGCTGGCAACAAAACCGCACTGCAGCTGAAATCGGCTACGCATGGCTATGATCCGTGCCATTTGCAGCGCTTCGGCTTTGTTGGTAATGGTGTTGAACTCGAAATTTTGTTCAAGCAATACGCCGTTATCTTCGGCCAACCATTCAGCAAAAAGCGGATCCTCGCTGTCCGGATAGAATACTTCGTCGCGTTCGAAATCAAGCGCAGCATTCGGGAATCGCACCACTACCCGGTTAAACCGGTCTTTCTTGCCGCCGCCGTTGCTTTTAATCTTTCCGGTTATGGTGGCATGGTTAAGTTGCTCGCTGCGGCCATGGCTAAAGTAAAACACCGGGCTGGCTTCGGTTTCAATTTGCAGGCGCAGAGAACCGCTGCCAATTGGCAGGCTGCCACGCATTGACGACAGCATTTGCTGAACGTTGTTAAATACTGAAGTACCCGTATCTACATACGTATTGCTGCTAAAGCGCTTGTGGCTATAGGCCGTTGGCGTGCCATTCTGAATTACAGTGCTGTTTACAGTTTCATCAGCCAAGTTAGCCGCAGCAATAAAGCTGGGTAACACTAAGCGGCCAGCACCAATGGCCTTACCGTAAACAGTATTTTGCAGATAATCCAGCAGCTGAATAGCAGGGTTCTCGCTGTATTCTGTGGTGTTTGAACGTGGGTCGTAAATTTTGCGGCCCCGCACCCGGGCAGTAATTTCAGGTTCGCCGCGCCAGATGCTTTGGTCTTTGTCCATTTGCAGCACAACGTATAAGTAGGCCAGGCCACTTAGCTTGTGGTCAAACCCCCAATTAGGTATTGCAGAAACGGCCGGAAAGGATACCGCTTGATTTGCAGCACCCAAATAGCGGTGAACAGTAAACCACTTAGGGCTCGCCGGGTTGTTCTTGTCTTTGCGCCACTGGGGATCGTTTTCGCTTTTACCATCGAAGAACACCTCCTCAATGGCGTCTATTTCGCCTTCACACAGCACGCATATTAAATGCAGCAGTTCGTTATCAGCGCCACCGCTTAAGTCAGTGACGTACTTATGTACTTTAATAACGCCTATTTTACGCGTGCCGTAAATTACCGGAATGGGGTGATCGCTGCCCTGCTTTTCAACTAATACTGCGGCCGGATCTTGTGGGTCTGGTATTTTGAATAACCAGCCCAACACTTTACGTAATGGCGCTGTTATAAACTTAAATGCTTTTTTGAATACCTTAAGGATCATGCGCCGCCCCACTTAATGTCTTTTTTAACCTGGGTGGCGAACTCCAACCCTTTGTCTTGCGGAAAATAACGGGCCTGGCTGTTCTGGGTAGTGCGGCGGCCGCGGGGTGCTTCAAAGTCTGCCCATTCACTGGCCATGCGAACAGTACAGGTGGCGCTGTCGGTGTCGTCGGTTACGTCTGGATCAGCATTAATTACCCAGGAATGCAGCAGTATGGGATCGGGTATTACCTGGCCAAATGGTGTTAAGTAGGCGCGGTAGATATATACCACTCGATTAATTTGTGGCACGTTGAGCATCAGGGCAACTATGCTTTGATCAGCGGCCGTAAAGCTAAGGCCTATTTCGCCTATGCGCAGCTCAGTGTTAAAGCTGGGCGCATCTACACCCAGCAACAGGCCATTGGCACCGAACGTTTCACCGTTCCAGTCAATGTCAAAACCGGCCTCGGTAAAGCGCAGCACGGTGTTGTTTGCCAGCTCCATCCGGATTAAATGGCAATAGTTATGCTCGCCGGCTACTGCAGCAGCGACTTGTGGCGTTAGGGTTATCATTTACTTATAGCGCCTCGCGGCAATCGAGTTCTAACTTGGCAATACAGCCGTCGCGGCCGTCGACTTTAAATTCCTGCGCATCACGTACCTTGCGCAATAAAAACGGCACATCGCGGATAACCATAGCGGTGTTAAGCGGTACGGCTTTCATTAACTGCGGGTGGATGTTTACCGTGACCTGACCATTTACGTTGCTGTTGGCATCCTCGGTTACAATGTACACCTTGCTATGGTTAGCAAACTTAATAAAGTCGCCGGCCAGCAGCTGACCATTAACCGGGCCGCTGAACCCTTCCATTGGTACTGCAGTGGCGCCCTGGGTGGTTGCTGTGCGAACAACTGGTGAACCAGAGCCAACACCTTTGGTATCACTGTAACGGGGTATTACTGCAGTAAAGGCAGTGAACCGGCCCTTTAAGCTGCAGGCCCAGCCAAAGGCACGGCTCAAGTCATTAGCATTTAGCGGGGTGCTGATCAGCGTTATTTCCCACTTGTGCCCTGGGATCGCGCGAACGTGCTCAATATAGGTTTTGCTTTCGGTGCTTATGTTGGCATCGATGCTGGCGAACCGGGCCTCTTGCACTTTAAATACTGCTGGTAGTTGGCTCATAATTCCCCGAATTCAGGCAACAAAAAACCCACCGAAGTGGGTTTGTGGTATTGAAGAACCCGCTTGCGCAGGCTTACTGGTTAATCACATGTTTCTGCATCACTATCAAAGAGTCTATGAACATCGGCTATTAACGCCTCTGCTCTACTTATAACTATTTGAGCATCACGCCGACTAATATTAGCTTTCAAGTGGTAGTCTGCTTTTGTTCGATATTTTTTAAGTTCCGCGAGATCCGATCCAATATAGTACGTTTCGCTGTTATCTTTGAGCGCAGTAATTAACCGTAAATGAGAACCTGAATTGATAGCTGGTAATTCAAGGCCTAGATTAGAGCACGCTGCCAGACACGTGTGATATGCACCATAGTAAGCCCGGCTAACACAATTACGCCTAGATACCTCATCGTTGAATGATGCTAAAATATCTTTCGCTGAATCTAGGAATTTAACTGATTCCATAATCAAACAGATTCGTCGTTAAAATGTAGGCAAATTAACAATTCTTCTGAAACCTCTGCGGGTAACAGTTCTTGTAACTTCCGCGAAAAATTAATACTGATTTGTGCAAGTTCGTCAGCGCTTTCGTTATCTGGCGTAAGCTCAATATCAATTAACAGGCCACCTTCAGTGCAGCTCTCAATTGAAGAGCTCTTGTACGCAACACCAGGCAATGAAAGCATAGTAGATGGAACAGAAACTGAAATGGCAGCTTGAATAGCAGCGTTTACATCTACATGCTGATCAATCGTTGTTAAGAATTCAGAAAGCTTTTGTGCTGTATATATCATTTCTCGCTGAGCACGCTGATTTGCCTCACGCTTTGGATATGCACGCTCAATGTAATTGACACACTCATCGACTTTCGCTGTGTTACCAGCAAGAGCGTGCGAAACGCAAAGCCATGTTGCTGTGGATAGCTCAGACCCCTCAACTGGCATTTCACAAACTAGTTCGTAGGCATCTTTAACAAAACCCAACATTATGAAATTGTTAAATTGATCCCAACGACCCTCGCTTCCAAAAAAAGAGCATATTCCTTGAGAATAACTTTTTACCTGGTCAGCGTTACCTCTAAACGCCGCAAGTTTCGCCTTTAACAAAAGGCGCTCTCCAGCAGCAATATTCTGTTTTCCAATTTCGGTATCTATGCGCCTTTCCAAGAAAGCCAACCGAGATAAAGCCTGCACTCTGGGCAAGCGCTCAACTCTTGACAGTTCGTCTATTAGCTCTGCGTATTTAGTCTTTGGTACTAACGCAACCATTAAGGCAATGTCCTTAAACTATTTCAGAAGATTAAATCAGGCGAATTATAAGTGTTCGCACTTATTAAGCAATCCAAAAACGATTAATGGGTTAAATCCATTTAAATAGCGTTTAAACGTAACTCATTGACTGAAGGTTTTCAATAACTGTGCAAATTAACAGTTAAGCAAGGCGAATGCCCTGATCCTCAAATGCACCACTTACCATACCGGCTATGGCGCCACGGTTTTCCATTAGCATTTCCATTAGTTGCTCGTTCTGTAGGCCGGCAAAGTTAAACTGCAGCTCTACCTTGCCGCTGGCTGGGTTCATGCCACCAGTACCGGCGCGGCCACTATCTTGATCCACCGCTGAAAGGAACCGGGTTAAGTCTTCATTCTGGCGCGGGCTTAATACCCGCTCGCCTTTATCCAGCAACCAGGTACCTTCGTTTGGTATGTAATCTAAACCGTTGTGAGCCATACCCGCCAAGCTGCTTGAAGCTGCAGTAATTGCACCCACTGCCAATGGGGAACTGATAGCCAAGGCCGCAGCCATAGCGCCTGGCGCTAATGCCGGGCCAACAATTGGTATTGCCGCAGTTGAGGTAAAGGCATTTAAACCAGCCATAAAGTTCTGTGCCGTAGCCTGGCCAGTAATAGAGGCGACATAACCTGTCGCTGCAGCTGCACCAAACAGCTTGTCCATTGCATAGTTGGCAGCCTTTTGAATACCGATGCGAATTAGCATACGTATAACGTCTTCAGCTATGGCAGACATTAAATCGCGCATACTAAATTCACCGGTTTTTACGAACTCGAGTACTGAGTCTTCTAAACCACTAAACAGCATGCCGAATATTTCTTCTGTCTGTCCAGCGATGTCTTTGGCATTGTCGATATAGTCTTGCATGGCAGTGATAGCGCCAACTGTCCAATCACCTTCACGCTCGGCTAACTGTTCATAGTATTCATCGAATAGCTCAAGCCGCATCGTTAGATGTTCGTCTAGTGCGTCTAACTGTGCATCGTATTCAGCAGGATCAATATCTCCATCCTGCATTTGACGGAATGCATCTTGCTTTTGGCGGGTGATATCGCGGTTAATTTCCAGCCGTTCGCTTTCAATTTGGCGTTGCTTTTCGCTCAGACCCAGCAGGCCTAGCTGTATTTGGTATTGCTCCTGGTAGCTGCCGGTCTCAAGCTGCAGGTTTGCGGTGTATTCGGCAAGCCTTAGCGCGGTCTGCCGTTGTTTTACCTCTGCTTCCAGCGCTACGTTTTTTTCTAATTGGGCCCGGGTGGCTTCTTCCTGCGCCACCATTTCTTGCTCAATTGCGGTTAAGGTATCTTTACCGCGGATCTCGGCCAGCTTAGCCTCAAATTTAATTAATTCCTGCTGGGCGCGACCCAATTCGTCGGTGCCATCTACCTGCGCCTGCAATAAGCGGCTAGTTTCCCGGGCGTTTTCAATAAATCCAGCGACGGTATCGGCTGCTTTTTTCTGCTCGTCAGCTAATTTTTTGGCCGCGTCAGCATTGCTTTTTAGCAGATCATACTGCTGCGCTAAAGCGAGCAATCGCTTTTGTTCATCTCCTGAAACCTTTCCAGCAAGATTTCCACTCTGTATTTCATAAAGCAGTTTCGCCGCTTCGGTATTAGCACCAAAAAGTGATATCTGCTTTTCCAGGGCGGCGGCTTGTTTTTCAAACTCAGCAGATGGTGGCGCACCATTACTGCCATCACCCTGGGTAGCAATTTGCTGCAGAATCTGCAATTGCTTGCGATACTGAGTAACCAGATCGTTGGCATCTGACCATTTGCCATTAACTACCGCTAATTCGTCGCGCCACTCCTGAGCCTGTTGGTTGCTTGGAAATTCTTTAAGCTGCTTGTTCAGATACTCAACTCGGGCGCCCAGCGTTCTGGCATCATCCTGAGCGGATTTTAAAAGAGGTTGAATTTCTACTAAACCACGGCCAGCCTGAGCCACGTTTAACTTTTCAAGCGAATCATTGAGGTAGTCAACGTTTTGTCGCAAGGTGTTAGCATCGTCAGCACCATCCTTGCTAGTCAATGCGAAGTATGAGGCGGCAGCACCCGCTGCAAAAAGCAAACCTACCGGACCACCAAGGAATGCCAGCGAACGGTTAAGATTTTTGGTAACCGCATCCATGAACAGCAGATTTTTTGCTGTGTTAGCACTAACGCCAGACATAGCCGCAAGCGATAGCTGGTAGCGCATCGCCTCACGAGTAGCAATAACAAACTGGATAGCATTGGCAGTCGCTGCTCCAGCCAGCCTTCCGGCCATAACAGCAGCAGCAATAGCTGCAATGTCTATCACTGTTTCCAGATTGTCAGCCAGGCCAAGAATTGAAGCAGCAACCAGTCCACTTGCATTTGAACCTTCAGCAAAGGTGCCGAACACACGAAGTGCAGCGTTATCCAGTTGCAGGAACGCATCGCCCACAGTTGTGGCCATACTATCGGCTTTTGCTTGCAAATCTCCCAGCTGGCCAATTAAAGCTGGTACCACTTTATCAGTGGTTAACTGACCCGAACGGGCAAGCTTGTCTAATTCAATACGGCTAACGCCTAAACCACGAGCCAGTGCGTCTGCTACTTCACCACCAGTTTGGAATACCGTGTTCCAGTTGTCACCGCGTAACACACCCTCAGCAATGGCTTTACTAAGCGCATTGGTTACGGCCATTGCGCGCTCTTGCTTGGCACCACTGGCCACTAAGCCAGCAGCCAACGCATTGGTAAATTGCAGCTGCTGCTGAGTGCTGTAACCAAGTTCAGTTAACGCCGAGGCATTCAGTAAGTAACCTTCGGCTGATCCTTCCAATGATGAATAGGTTTTCCGGGCAATAACTTCTAACTCACCCATTACCTTGTTGGCGTCACCCATGGGGCCAACAGCCAGACGAACCCTACCATTTAAATCTGTCCAGCTATCGCTGTACTTTCGGATCTCGTTTAACGATACGCCCAAACCCAAGGCGGCAAACGAACGCTGAATAAACTGCGTAGTGTCTGCCGAGCTCTTTTCAATTTCCTTCATCTGGGCTTTAGTTTGCCGGGTCGCTTTATCCAGCGGCTCGGTATAACTACCGGTTTTCAGGATCATGTCCAGAGTCAACTGGCCAAGGGATTTTGTTGACATGCTAAACTCCGGGCAATAAAAAACCCGCCGAAGCGGGTTAAAGTTTGTTTCAAATTTTATCTATTCGATTATTAAACCGGTTGCTGACCAAGTTTTGTCGTTACTGTCATAATGCATGGTAACTTGATAATGACCGCGAAGTTGGGCGCCAAACGAGTTTTGAGCATCGAAGCTGGCCATAATTTGCATTGAGCACTCATTTACCTGAGTGGCGCTAATTGGCCTACTTGGAAACTTAGCTGAGCTCGGGCTTTTCAATTGCCTTTTAACAAAATTTTGTGACATAACAAATGCCATGCCGGAATCTGTGCACCGCTTGGCAGTAGCATCTTTACTCGGCTCACTGCCAGAGCACGCTTTGAAACCAATTAAAAAAACAACACCAATAATCAGGGCGATTATCCATTCAGCTTTAGGGTAACCAAGAATTTTACCGTCATCAGCCATAATAATTCCTTTTCCTTAATTAGATAAATCACTATACCCATTTTTCCAGCGCTTGTTCCAGTGAAATTTCCTGTTCGTCTGGTTTGGTCCAGATCATAAAATCATCTACCTGACCTTTGCCGCCATGAAGTTTGCTAAGCTGGAACATTTGCGCGGCTGCTATGCGCTCCTGGCGCAGCTGCATTGCCAGTGGCCCATGCTGGCGACGGAACGACAGCCAGCTCAGGTACTCTTGGTAGCTTACTCGTTCTTTGGCTTCTGCGACTGTTTTGCCGCCGATTCCTGCGAGGACGAGCTCGTGCCAGATGGATTCGGCGGCGGTGAGTTTTTTACTTCACCAGCAAAGTTATTTACTTCAGCCACCACAGCCAGCAAGGCCATGCCCAGACTTTCGCAAATAGGGCCCCGGGTTTCATTGCCAACCAAGTCTGCAGCGGTAAAAACTGGCTTGCCATTGCTGTCGACTATACTGGCGGCTATGCGGGCAGCAAGAACATTATCCCGGTAATTAGGGCTTACGCTCTCGGTTGATAAGGTGGCAAAAGACAACTTTCGCACATACACATTTGCTGTATGTTTTACGGTTTCACCATCTTTCTTGGTGTGCCACACAATTTCGCGCTTTTCAGGACGAGCCGGGGCAAAGGCCCCAAGCTCTTCCAGCGTTGCAATGCTTAATTCCATGTTGTGTCCTTAAGGTGTTGGCACTTTCTTAACCCACTGGCTGCCGCCACTGCGCTGGATGCTTACCGCGGTTGTAACAATAGTATTTAAAGCGAAATCGAACGGAAAGTCTGATACATAGCCGGTAAACTTAAACCAGGTGCGAGTGGTTGGTAGTACAAACTCACCATCTGTAACCGTTGGCAGATCAGTACCGTCAGACCAACCAACAACCCATTTTAATTTCTCTTGAGTCTGATCGTTTGATTCTGACAGTTCATGCAGACGAATATGTGAAGGTTCTGCAGGGTCGGCGTTAATAGTCATAGATGCCTGGCCAGGAGTGCGGAATCCTTTTCTGAACTGAGCATCTAAGTCTTCCAGCGCAGACTCATCAATTTGGCTTGCAGGATTGCCACCTGGGTTAAACTGGGTTGCACGCTTTACCTGTACAACTGTGCCGGCGCCGGCAGGATCGATAAAGAATATATGTGTACCTTGGGTTAAAACTGACATTTTAATGTCTCCTACTGAGGCCGCCCATTAGCGGATTTATTGATAATGGCCGTTAAGCGTTTTGCCAAACGATCCATGACCGAGTTTATGTTTTTTGGTAAAGCGGGTTGCATAAAGGCCTTGGCAGGAACGCCTTTAACCCTAAAGCCAAAGTTGCTGCCGGTAACCGGATTAAATAGGTTTACGCGTTTGCCGGTTACTGAATTGGTCCCGGTTTTAAATGCGGAGCGGCCAAACTCAATCAGGCGCCAGTACCAGGTATCACCACCCGGGTTAGTTCTACTGCCACCCGTTTTATAGGTTTGACCGGCCCGGCCTTTTCGGCGATTTTCTTTAGTTTCAGCATATTGGCGGGCACCGCCTAAAATACCAACGCTGATACCAATGTCACCAACCCTGCCGCCAGCGCTGCGCAACTTACGACGAGGCATGCTTCGCACTGCAACGTTTGCGGCAATGCTGCGGTTAGTTGCCGGGTTGTCGACCCGACGGGCGCCATTACGAACAGCGTTGCGAACTGGCAGCATTGAACTGCGAGCGGCTGACCGGTAGGCCTTGCCTTGTTGTTTAGGGCTGGTGTTCGCCATTCGTTTAAGGGCATCATTTAACCCGGTAATTTTGAATAGTGGACCAGACATGCCTATAAACCTTTTGCTGTTATGGTTGCGTTGAGTTCGATAACTATTTCGTTGCCATCCCATGCGCCTGATTCATCACCCGGATCACAATCGATGGTAAGCACAGAAACACCAGCTATGCTGCCAGTAAAGTTGTTTAGTGCACCAATTACATTACTAGCCAAGCGCTTTGCCTGTACGTAACTTGTTGCCCAAACTTCAAAGCCCATATCAACATTTGCGATATCCATAAAACTACCATCCAGGTAACGCTGAAATATGGGCTCTGAACCGGTATAAACGATAGCTGGGAGCAAACCTCCTTCATCCCGAACCAGTGGCGTAATTCTGCCTTGAACCTCATTGTTGAGCGTGGAGTTAGTATTAAGTATTTGCACTATTGCAAATTCAGCTTTGTTATCGCTCATTGGTTTTTTGCTCTGCCATGAAATACAGCTCTACGTTAAGACCCTTGGGGTTTTCTACCTGCTCTATATCGTAATATTTGCCCTTGCACAGCACGGCCATATCAGGCGTTACGTCAGTGCCGGGCATGTACCGGCAATGAAATGTGGTGGCATTGGGGTATTCCATGCCGTTGGCTATGCGCTGCTGCACCTGCTTTGCGGTTAATATTTCGGCCCAGAACGGGCGAACCAACACGTATGCCGGTACTTTTTGGCCAGATGCGTCGCGGTTATCGCGGTTTACGCTGTATAACTCGCAGCGGTGGCGCAGTTTGCCTGCCTCAATAGCCATTGGGGTATATCCGGTATGGATTGAGCGCTGCTTTAAACACCGGGTTGTCGTTCAGCGACAATATGCTGGTTACGCCACGGTTTTCGTACATATCTGATACCAGCATTAGCCCTGCCCGTTTTACTGATGGCGGGATAACCAGGGCGGTTACTGTTGCTGCAGGATCATCGTCAATAGCTTGCTGATCGGCATAAAGTTTGCGGTTAAGGTGCTGTTCCAGCATATCGACGGCGGCCGCTTCCAGTTCTAACAAATAGCCCTGTTGATTGTCGTCGAGATCTTCATCTTCCAGCCGAAGTTGGCGCTTTATGCTGATCAGGGTAAGCATTATTCAGCGGTTTCCTGCTTTGGTTCAGCTTCCAACGCCTTTAACAGTTTGGCCGCGTCTTCTTCGCTTACTGCCTCGATCGCAATGGCAAATTTGCTGGCTACTGGCGGCAATCCGGCACAAAGTCCAGGCGCGTAATCGTCTACCGTGCAGCCGTTTTCGCTGGCAGAGAACGATTTTAAGATGGTGATGGCTGTTTTAGGGTCAAGCTTTTCAGTTTGATCCGCAGTGTCGCCAGTATTAACATCCGCTTTATCGGCGGTTGGCGCGGTGGCCGCTTTGGCAGCTGCAGCGCTTTGGTTGGCTTTTGCCATGGTATTTTCTCCAAAAAATAACCCCGGCGAACCGGGGTTAAGTTGTTGCCAGGGAAACTAAGGGTTAATTATGAAGTTCTGATTTTCAGGAACTTCACGGCCTGAGTATCTACCGCCATACCGCCAACACGTTTGGTGGTGTAGAAGCCAACAAACGGTTTATTGGTGAACGGGTCGCGCAGAACGCGGGTGCCCATGCGGTCGATAATGGTATAAGCCCGCTTGTGATCACCAAAGGCGATTGAGTTAGCACCGGCGGCGATGGCTGGCATATCGTCGTTAATGGTGTAACCAAAACCCGCTAATACTGAACTAACACCCTCAGACAGGCCCGGACGCCACAGGTAATTGCCGTCACCGTCTTTCAGGATCATCAGTGCAGCTAATGTGGTACGGCTGAACTGCCAGCGGCTGCCCATCAGGTAACCGGTTTTCAGGTAAGTAGCAAACTTAACGATATCATCACCGCTAATAGCGCCAATACCTGCTGATTCAATATGCTGGAAGGTACCGAATGGCCGGGTGCCATCAATTGTTGCAGCAGTTGCATAAGCCAGTAAGCCTTTAGGCTTTAAGGTACCGTCACCGCTGGTAAACGCTAAGTTTTCTTTTTCTGCAAACTCAGTTGCCACTTCATCAGACAGCCAGGCTTCTGCATTAAAGAATGCATCATCCAGCATGGTTTGAGTGGATTGCGGGTTAGCGTAAAGCTCACCCATAAACGGGGTTACCTGCGCCAACGTTGGCGTGCCGGTTGCCGGACGAGCGACTTGCTCACCTACCCAACCCGACGCTGCGCCACCAACGCTTACCAGTTTTTTATACTCTGCACCCCCCATGGCAATAACATTGGCCAGTTGGCGCATTGGCGTAGCGTTACGCAGTAAACTGATGATGTTGCGGTCCAATTCTTCTGGCACGGCATAGCCGCCATCTGGATCATCAGTGATATTAAGCGCCTTGGCTTGCAGTGCACCTAAGCCTTGATCCTGACCTTTGCGCAGGAATTTATTGAACGCTTCCTTGTGTTCAGCCGCTTCCGGTGTACCAGTAGTTGTACCAGGCCGGTTAGCTTTCTTTTCCATTGCTTCGATGGTGGCTTTTAAACCTTCCAGTGCGGTGATTTGTTCGGTTAAGGTATCGAGCTTACCGGCCAGTGCGGCCTTTTCAGACTCAACGGCATTTAAGCGCTTTTCGTTGGTGTCTTTAAACTCGGTGAATTTGGCAGCCAGTTTGTCGGCTACTTCTTTTACTGGATCGGCACCGCCATCTTTATGATGGAATGCTGAAGAAGCTGGCATCATCATGCCAGGTTGAAAATGTTGCTTATGCATGGTTAATCTCCGAATACGTTTAGCAGGGAATTTAATGAGTCGAGCTTGTTTGTATCTCCTGCATCGCGCAGGGCCTTGTAACCGCCACCAACAATGGTTTTGGCCTGAGTTCTGGAAAAACCGGCATCGCGCAGGCACCGCTCAACAAGGCTTGGAGCGGGAACGTCACCAGAACTTAACGCTGATTTGACTTCAGCCACGCGGGCCTCGTCATTTGCGGGGAATGTCACCAATGACACTTCCCACAGTTCAATATGTTTTAGGATGTAGGCTTCTTTGGTTTTGTCGTATTCCCAATCTTTGAGAATGTAACCAATGCTCATGCCTGAAATGGAACCGGCTTTCATGTGGGCGTGCGCTCGGCGGGCCATCGGGTCGTCTTCGACTAATAACCGGCCTTTAACGAACAAGCCTGTTTCGTCTTCGTACATATCAGTAAAAATACCGATAGGTTCATCCATACGGTGCTGCCACAGCATGGCGGGTAAGCGTTTTTTGCTGCCCCAAACTTTGAGGCTTTCAGCAAATGCGCCTGGCGTTACGATATCGCCGTAGGTGTCTTTAACACCGAAAACGCTGCCGTACCCTTCAAACTCGCCTGTTTCACTTACCGCTTTAATAGTTAGCGGCATGTCTAAACGACTACGGGTTTGTATGCCGTGTTTGTATTTCATTGTGGTTTCTCCGGCAGCTTGCCATCAATAAGCATGTTGCTTGGTGTTAGGTAAATGTCGCCATCTTCCCGCGGATTCATGTCTTCGTATTCACGCACGTCATTTGGACTAAGCGCGCCCAGGTTAACCAGCTTGCCGTAGAACTCTGCACGATCTTTCATGGCGCCGCGCAGCAGGGCGTTGGCGTTGAATTTGAAGTAACGGGTTTTATCTGACTTCAGCAGGTCCTTATCGCAGCGCTGCTCGATGCGGGTTAAGTAAGGCATCAGGCTGTGCTGAACAAAGTCGAGGCTTTGGTGTTCAATGTTGCTGAATGTGGCTTTTTCCAGATCCGCTGCCATGTGAGGCGGCACCCGGAACAACCCGAATATTTCAGATCGCTGGTACTTTCTGGTTTCCAGAAACTGGGCATCTTCACTGCTCATGGTGGTTTGAAACCACTCTAAGCCACCTTCCAGTATAAGATTTTTAAGGGCGTTCTCGCCGCTGTACTCGTTAAATTGGTCTTTAAGACGATTGAATTGCGGGTCAGTTAACGTTTTTTCTGTTTTAAAACCGCCAGAAGGCCGCGCAGCATTGGCAAACAGTTTGCTACCATGAGTTTCTGTTGCTTTAGCCAGGCCCATTGTGTGCCGGCCATAACTGATTGGGCTTAAACCATTCAGGCCATCAAGGGTAAAAAGCCTTATATGCAGTATGTCATTGGCATCCAGTGTGCGTTGATCACCTTTTGCAAAGGTAACTTTATACTCAACAGTCCAGTCGTCTTTTAATTTTGGCTCTACACAGTGCGGTGCCAGTGGTAGAAGCTCTAAAACTTTGCCTGTGGATGAGCGGTTAATGTATGAGTAGTGGTTACCACGTAAGCCAAGGTGGACCATGATCAGCTCTTTAAACTCCTGAGCAGTCATGTAGTCGTTTGGCCCGTTCTGCATTAACCAGTACAAATCGTTCTTTGAATCTTTTACTTTTTGGCGGCCGTCCTGTTTCATCAGGTTAAGCGGCAGCATGCCGACTGATTCAGCCAGGATCCGAACGCACGAAAACACCGACGCAATTTGCATAGCATTAGCCGGGGTAATGCTGATACCGGCTGCAGACATACCAAATGATGAAAATAGGGCCAGTAATTTTTCAGGGCTATCTATGATGTCGGTATTTTTAGTGCCGAAGAATCGTTTAAATAAACCCATCAAAGTGTCCGTATGTTTGGTTCAGGCTCTGGCGGTTCATTCGCCATTGCTCGTGAAATTGCCATGATCAGCGCGACTGCGCCGTCTATTTTGTTTACTGAGACCCGTTTCTCTTTAACAGGGCGCATCATTTTTTCGTCTGGCGTTACCTGAGCAACCACGTTACCAATACACCAGGTAAGTATCGGGTGGCCGTCATGGTGGAACCGGCCGCTTTGTATTGCGGCTTCCAGTTCTTTCATGGGTTCGCTCATGTGGGTGTAGTTCTGCGGTATGTTTACCGGCAGCAGACCCTCGCCCTCTAAGTCGTGCGCCAGTGCAGTTGCACCGTGCGGATCCAGTGGGACCTCACGCACAGGGGCTTCACGGTGGAAGTTAAGTATTTCTTCCATCACGTCTTTAAAGTTTATTTCGGCACCGTCGGTAACGATGATGCTGCCGGTGTTCGCCCACTTCTGGTACCGCTGCGCCAGCTTCTGATCATCGCTGTTATAAACGGTGTCGTATGGAATAAAGAACTTGCTACCTATGCAGTAGTAATGCCGCTTGCCGCATATGTCTCGCCAGAACAACGGAACCATGGCCGTTAAGTCGAGCTTTGTGGCTAAGTCGTTGGCAATAATGCATTCCTGCCCGGCGAAAGCTGAGACTTCCATCGTTTTGTCTTCGCAGGCTTTCCACGATTCCAGGTTAAAGAATGCGGTTTTAGCACTTACCCAGATGTTCAAATGCTTCGTTTTGAACGTATTGGTAAACCGGGCGTTTTTAATGGCCCGCTGCTGCTGACTTAGCAGGTAATCTTCGTGCACCGACACACCCATATTCGGGTTTGCCTTGCGCAGTACTGCCGGATCTGTCCAATCGTCTTCAGCGTCGACTGTGTAAATAATGCCGAATAGCTCGTCATCAGGCGTGATGCCCTCAAGCATTTCAATAACACCGCGGCGCTTGTCGTAACACGGCCCTTCGATGTTGGCGCCAGCTGTGGTAATTATCCACAGTAAGGGCTGAGCCCGGGCGCCCATACCGGTTAGCATGGTGTCGTATAAGTCGCTGGTGTCGTGTTCGTGGTATTCATCGATGATGGCGCAGCTGGGGCTGGCGCCGTCACCGGGTTTACCAATTACTGGCTCTAGACGCGCAGCATCAGACGGTTTGCTGATAGTGCTGGCATTAACTTCAATGCCGAAGTGCGCCAGTAGATCCGGCGTTCTGGAGCACATAAGCTTTGCCGGCCTGAAAACTTCCCAGGCTTGTTTCTCAGTGGTGGCACCTGAATAAACTTCGGCGCCGAATTCACCGTCTGCAGCAAAGGTGTAAACGGCCACGCCGGAGCTGACTGCCGACTTACCATTTTTACGTGGTACCTCGGTGTACACTTCACGGAACCGGCGCTTGCCGCCCTTCTTACGAACCCAGCCAAAAGCATTGGCAATAATAAAGCTTTGCCACGGCTCCAGCTTTAACCGCTCGCCCCGGAATGCCCATTCCCCTTTGGTATGGGGTAGCTTTTCGATAAAGCGGCAAGACCTTTCGGCTTTGTCTTTATCGAAACGGTACTTAAATACCTTTTTCGACTGCTGTTCAAGGTCTACCAGGTAGCGTTCGCATGCCAGGCGCACATACTTGCAGGCTGGTATTCGGCCGGCCACTACATCACGGGCATACTTACTGGCCCGGTTAACGTGCGGGTACCGCTCTACCTTAGCCATTTAAAACTCTGAGAACTGGTTACCAGCTGGCTTTTTGGCAGCGCCAATTAACCGGCTGCGGCTGGATGGGTCCAGACCAAGCAAGGACCCGAAAGTGACCAGCTGGCGCAGTGACTCATTGGCCACGGTTACTGCAGGGTTCTTGATCAACCCACCCATGGCCCCTTCAACCGTGATCCCGTTCTGGTCAATTTCAGACTGAGCCAACCGCCAGTTTGAATAACTGGTGCAGAACGCTTCAACGTTGTGTAAGTCGGTAGCGGTCAGAACCTGCTCGCGGCATAGTTCATCGGTTACCAGCTTAAACATGACCCGAGCATTTTCAGATAGCCACTCTGGCGTCTCTACCGAATGGATAATTGAAAAGTCGGGCTCCTGATCATTCAGTTTGCGTTTGCCAGGGTTACCAGCAGCACGTTTACGAGCCGTAGGCTTTGGCTTGCGCCCCCGGCCGGCAACGATTTGTGTACCTGACATAAAACCTCAACCACCCCGCCGGGTTAAACTTTTAATTTCGCGGGTGTAAAAATCTGACTTAAGGGGCGGTACAGCTGGGCCAGGCTGTAGAGATTTACCCCGCCCCCCCTGTCCGTTCGGTGGCCGTCTTGGCATCGTGACACGGTTTGCAGAGACCTTGCAGGTTCGCCCTATCGTCGGTGCCTCCTTGTGCCTTTGGCTTAATGTGGTCAACGTGAGTGGCTCTGGTGAACACGCCGCTATTGATGCAGATCTGACACAGATGCTCATCACGTTCCAGAATTTCTGCACGTAAAACCTGCCACTTACTACCATATCCACGCTCGTGTCGGTTGCCGCGCTGACGCTGCCAGCCTGACCAATTGCTATCATCTGCAGGCTTGCATGCTTCGCAGTAACCAGATGCATCACGGGTGAGCACAGTCTTGCACTTACGGCATGGCTTGCTGGTACGTGGCATCAGCGCTTAGCCTGGCTTTCAATCAGCCTGTCCAGCTTATGATTGATATCACGCAGGTCTTGCTTAATCTCACTGCGCAGCTGCTCAACGCGCTTCTGCTCAGCATGCTGCTGCTCTTTTAAGTAAATGATAGCCAGCGCATTTTGTTCCACTCGCTTATCTAGCGTCACTGCCCAGCCGAACACAGACACAGCAATGATCAGAGTACTAACCAGGTGGCCAACGCTTATTGTTTTATCCAGATGCCAGCTGCGTTTGTCTGGGCCCCACTTAGTAGGCACTTCCGGATTCATATGCTGATCAGGCATCTGCTAACCTTTACCACGTACGATACTGATAATGGTGTCGCGATCAGCCTTAACCTTAGCGACTATCTCATCATCAATAACAGTGCTGGTGCGTTTAGCTGCTTTCTCCATCGCCTCGATGGCAGCCTTAACCAACAGCTCTGCTGCATACTTAGTAGCAAAGTGAATGGCCAGGCCTTTAACAACCTTTAATAGAAATGCTGGCATTTTAGTAACTCCAGATAGTTGGCCGGCCATCGATGCTGCTCAAGTCGTCCAGGTGGATGAATCGTGCGTTACCTTTCTGGTTAACGCCTATACCGGTAAAGCCGTGCTTAATTGCTAACTCGACCAGCTTTAATGCATCAGATCCACGAACAACCACATCGCAGGCGCGGCCGGTACTGTGTGGTCCAGGCTTAGCCTTAGCGGCTTCAATAGGGTGTTGTGGTGCGCGGTAACCGCTGCTTATCTGCATTGGCTTACCAAAAGCAATGCGCAGGGTCTGTAGTCGATCCATGAATGCTGGCTCCATTTCACACTTGCCAGTGTGCTTGCAATCAAACTCAGCCTTGCTGAAGTTCGGATAGTTGGACCAGTCCATTTCATTTTCCCAATAAAAAACCCGGCGAACCGGGTTTGTTTAAAAATTCAGTTTAATTACTTTGGCAATGTACGAACCGCATCACACCAAGCCACTGGCAAGCCATGATCCAGAACCAGCCACACCCCAGCGTTGAAGTAGGCCCCGAGCATTACGGCATTCATTCCGTAATCCACCCAGTCGCCCATTTCACTGGCTGAGGCATTAAAGCCGGATATGTTTATCAGTTTAACTCTGGGCGTACACGCTGGAACCTTGCCAATATCGATGAACCCGTGAAAAGCGATTCGCTTAAAGTCATTGCCTCTCGTCACCACATCTAATGTTTGACCAGCCAAAGACTTACTGCGTATAGGCTCTGGCCGCAGATAAATAATGCCGTAATTGTAGCGCCGTCTGATGCAGGGCATTCACCACCAATACTGTATAAATATACATATAATATCAGTGGTACTGTGAAATAGAAAAGAAACCGGCGACTTAATTTTTGCTGGAATGAGCTTTCAGCAGCCCAATACCTTATCAAGCATTTCACCGTATGCAGCATATGCAGCTGCGTAACTTGGCATTGTTGGCCAGCATGCAATGTGCTGGCCGTTGTTGTACCTCGGTACAGCCAACTGGATGCCATCTGATACCGGCTTTACTACTAATAACTTGCTCAATGAATTGCCGTGAGCTTTCCATTCCCTGAGTTCATTCAATAACTCTGCTTCTGATGCTGCTACCATGCTGACACCTATTTGAAACATTTATTTAAAATGTAATTCATATAGTGAAACTGTCAAGGCTGGTGCAACCTCAAAAAAGCAAACCCCAGCTGAGGACTGGGGTTCTGTATGTGATTTGCGTAACCGAGGGAAGTTACAGCTCTTGCAAGCTTAGAGAAAAATAGCTTATTTCAACGCCATAAAACACGCCAAAAATGGCGGGTTTAAAATTAATTTATAATATTTAAACGTAAACACTTAACAGAGCAGAGTAGGCAATAAAAAAAATTGACCACAATTGCCTTGTATAACCGCCAACATGAACCTTAGTTACAGTCTCCATCACCTTATCTTTAGATTCATCTATAGCCTTATATACCTTATTAATATCAGATTTTAGTTTACCTTCTAGTTTCTTTCTCTCTTGGCTCTCTAAAGCAAGCCTTGAATCAGTTTCAGATATTCTCTTTTGTAGATAGGCAAGCTGTGCTTCTATTGTAGCTTTCTGCTCCTCATACGAAGTAGCAGCCACGCCACTTACCAACATTGGCATCTCTGAGTGCGCCCCCACATTGTGGTTCCGTATAAACCAAAGGTAATACCAACCTTTCAATTTATCAAAAAAGTATGTTTTTAATTTTGCCCCAGTAAGAGTCTGCATTCTCGAATCTAAATCCCATAGCAGTAGGCCGATACCAAAAAACTGCGTAATAGCAATGACCCATTTAAATATATGGTTGCCACCTTCAATTGTTGGACAAAAATAATCAGTTTTTACCCAGCATTTTTCGAAGTAATTAAATGAAAATATAGTTAACCAGCATATGAAAACCACCAAGAAAATGTGCACAGGGCCTCTCAAAAGCAGTCTCCGCCTTGCTTTTATAACTTTTAAAGTTGCAAACTTTTTATCTTCCACTCAGTTATATACCTTTTTTATTTTTTTTCAGTATATAGCTAAAATACCAGCTTGTGCATGCCAAAGCGCGATGCGCTCGGTACTGTTTAACTTAACCTGTTTTATATATCGGCGGTTAATCACCCGGCGGTGGGATGGCGGCAGTTCATTAAGGCAGTGGTCGATACAAGCAATCCAGTCTGGCACGTATAAGTTATCAGCCTGGTGATTGAACAAGTGCTTATCAGAGCTGGCCCATATACCTGTTCTAAGCACCTGGCAGCAGCGTTCGGTAACACTGGTACTAGCATAACCCTGCAATGATTCTTTAGCAGCCCAGAACTTACCCCAGCTTATAAGCTGCTTGTGCAACTCTTTAATGTTCATCTTTCGCCTCCTGGGCAACTACTATTGCATCCAACACATCAATTTTAAAAACACACTCACAGATAGCCATAACATCACCAAACGAAGGATCCGACCGGTCGCGCTCCCAGCCTTGGTATGTTCTTAATGACATATCCATCATTTCAGCAACCTGCTCCTGCGTAAAACCAATGCGCTTGCGGTTGGCTCTGAGGATAAAACCGCCGGTCATTACTTCAGGCTGCTGCTGTATAGTCATTCAACCACCAAACAAAGCTATAAGTGCCGCATCCCGACAATCTTCATTACTGCGCTTGTCCCAGCCAGTTAGCTGATTAAAGTAACGATAATCCATTTTACATCTGGATTTATGGCCACCCACTAATGGCCGGCATGGTGTAACGTTGTAACCAGTTGCTTTAAGCACTTCCAATATTAATGTGGCCACGGCTTTAACTTGACCCACGTTCTGGCTGATCCTGTTGTTTACTGCCTGGCGGTTCATGGCTTTGTGTATCGCCCTGGGGAATGTCGGCTTAATAGTATTTGGGTCTTCCATTTTAATCAGGATCCGGCCGTCCACTTTCATGGCTTGCAGCTGTATATAGTCGACCAGCTGGCAGAACTTAACCCGTTGCATTTCAACAATGCACTTATCCAGTGTTATCACAGCAACACCGCTGGCGGTCAGGTCCGGATCAATGCCAATAATTAACACTAAACACCCCTATTAAAATGTTCCGTATAGTAAAAATCTAAACAGCCGTACAAGCCTTTATTTATGTCGCTTTGCCGTCATTGTCGCTTTTCTCAATGCCTGCATTGTGCACGCGCTGAAATGCGTCAAATAGCCATTCATGGTACTGGCTAAGGGCTGCGTGTTTTACGTCCAGTGCATCAGCTTTTATATACACGGCATCTAGGCCCTTTTGCTTATGGTTAAGCAGGCGCTCTGATACCCAGTAATCAATACCCATATTTGCCCACGCACTTCTGGCCAGTTTGCGTAAGTCGTGGGCGCTGAACTTACCACCCGCTGCTGCCCTCACCCGCTTCTGTGCTTCGTTGTGGCTTAGCTCAGTCTTGCCACTGCTGAACAGGTATTCACCCCCACATAACGGGCTTAGTTCCTGCAGCATGGCGCAGGCCTGTTCAGTAATGGGCAGAATATGGTTAGCGCTGGTCTTGGTAATGGCGGCCGGTATGGTTATCTGGCTGGCTTCAAAATCAAAGTGGGCCCACTTAAGCTTGCGGGTTTCACCAATGCGGGTGGCAAACATCAACATAAATAGCAGCAGGGTTTTAACCGGTTGCGGCAGGCCCATAATAAGCGCCATGGTTCGCCCGGTATCACTCACCAGCAACTTACCTGCCTTTGGTTCAATGCGTCGTTGTATGTGATCACCAAAGCGCATGGCGGCCATCGGGTTAACTGACACCAGCCCCAGCTCATTGGCGCTTTTAAAGGCCCGTTTCAGCACAGCAAAGTACTGGCGAATGGTAGAGGGTTTAAGCTCAGCGTTCTGCAGTGGCAGCATTAACCGTTCATCGATAACTAGCTTAGATAAATCGCGGATCATCACACCACCCAGCCGGGGCAATAAGTGCTTTTCAATAGCGCTTTTAACCCCATTCCGCCGGCTGGTACTTTTAACCGTTTCCCGGTCAATCCGGCCGGTATACCACTGCAGCAGCTGGCCCACTGTCGCGAACTGACTGTTCTGCACATCAGCACCAGTTACCAGCTGCTTTATCATTTCCGGCAACATGCTCTGAGCATCCTTGGTTTTCAGCACTGGCCAGTAACCTAACCGGTGCAACTTCTTCTGGCTGTGCTCATAGCGCACCATGTACCAGGTGGCTTTATCCCGGCCTTTGTGAAACCGCAATAACAAAGGGTGCCGCTGGTCGCGCAGTTCACCAATAGCCGGATCCGCTGCGCTACGGCTTATTGCTGCATCAGATATCACCAGCGACATACTCTGCATAATTACTGCACTTCCTGCTTAGCTGCCACTACACGAACATTGTTCAAGTGATCCGCAATTAACAGTAATTCATTGCCGGCCAGCTCGCTGGGCCTGAACACTGACTGAGGATCAGCCGGCGCCAGCTTCAGAACAATGCCACCAGCCTGGCGTAAATGGTTAATCGCTTCCTGAATATGAAACTGGGCTTCACTGTTAAGCGGCATGCTTACTTTCCTTAAACTTAGGTAAATTACGGTTAAGCGCAGCTCGCATCCGTTCCCGCTGTGCATCTGCCATTCCATCCAGGCGCTTTTTAATTTCGTGCCGCTTTAACTTGCCAGCGGCTTTTAAGTGCAGCCAGTAACAGGCCAGCGTATCGTCAGCCGCCTGTTCCTGAGCTTCCTTGCTCTGGTTGCAAAGGTTGTAATCGGGCAAGCTCATGCCACCACCGGTTTGTTAGTGCGGTAACTTGGCCAGAAACACTCCACCAGGTAGAAATTACCTACTAGCCGATCGGCTATCCGCTCACCCAGAAAGCCGGCCGCTTCCTCAAAACTCATATTGGTTAGCAGAATTGTGCTTTTGCCGGCAGTTACCCGCTGATCAATAATCGCGTTAACTATCTTGCCGTCGTGGTCCTGCGTGCTACCAAGCTCTATTTCATCCAGCACCAACAAATCGACACCGGAAAAGCTGGCAATTACCTTTTCTTCGGTAAAGGGGTTGTCGTGGCGCCGGCCCGCGCGGGCTTTCATTTGTATTTCAAACGCAGTGGCAACCACGGCACTTTTACCGCTGGCGTTAAGCGCGTTGCATATAGCACTGGCCATGTGGTTCTTGCCGGTACCGGTGCTGCCGCAAAAAATCATGTTTTTTACAGCACCATGCTGGCCAAAGCCCTGAAGAAACTTACGGCAGCTGGTAATTGCCGCTTGCTGTTCTGGCCGGTAAATCTGGTAGCTTTCCAGCGTGGCTGAAAGGTAAATATCCTGCACACCACTGCGGTCCAGCAGTTTTTTAACGTCACGCTGGTGGCGTTCTGCTGCAATCTGCGCTTGCTGCCGCTGGTAATCGGCCTGAGCTTCACGTTCGTGAAATGCCTGGTAATCTTCTGGCTTAAACGCGCTACGTTTAGCATGGGCCTGCACTTTGGCCATCATGCTGCGGGGTACGGTTAACAAAACAGGCTTATTCATACTTTCACCGCCAATTCACGGCCCTTTTTACCCCAGTCTTGCTGGGTCATGGGTTGGCCGTTTTCGCCAATGGTTATTCCGCTCTGGCCATTGCCAAAGCCGCTTTTCCGTTCAGAATGCATCACAGCCAGGCGGCCCCAGTTTTTGCGCAGTGCTGCCGGGCTCTGAATGTTCGTTTTCCAGAAGTTATCCGTGCTGGCCAATGCAAACAGGGTGATAATGTGCTTGGCTGCCCGCCTGTCTTGCGTTCGCATCAGCCGAATGTCGTTAGCCCATGTTGCCAGTGCCGGGGGCCGGTAGTGTTCACCCAGAGTGGTTTGCAGAATGGCCGCCATTTGGTTGGCAGTGTCTAAGTCTTCCGCTGTACCCCAATTTTTGCCCTTTTGAATGGCCGCATCAGGTTTTAAGTCTGGGTCGTCTGCCGCAGGCGGCGACACAAGATCTTTATTAGTTGTCTTTAGTAAGTTGTCTTTAAGGTTGTCTTTAGTGCTGGAACTACTGTTCCCTGAGTACGGAACTGTTTTTCCGTCTTGTGGTAACTGTTGTACCGCCTTAAAGGAACCGTTGTTCCGTCTTTGTACGGAACTGTTGTTCCGGCTTGCCTTACCTTTAGCGCTTTGTTTTTCACTTTTACCGGTGGTAACCACCCACTCGCTGATCACCTTATTTACGCCAACCAGTTTCATCAGGCCGGCTTTCTCCAGCGTGATCATGTTACGGCTATGCAATTCAGCCAGGCATAACCTAACGCCCTTTTCAGACACACCAGTAAGCTCTGCCAAATAGGTATTGGTAATGCGGTTGGTTTTTTGGTTGTAACCGTATGTAATACGAATAATGGCACTAAGCACCCGGAACTGGGCGCCGGTAAGGTCGGCTTTGCACAATTGGTCCTGAATGGCGTTGGCCGTTCTGGTGTAACCATCATCAGTATCAGCTATCACCTGGTTACCCCCATTGCGCTTAGCGTTAAAATCAATTAAATTTGTGGCTGTCATTGGCTTACCTTTCTTAAGTTAATGACCGGCCCGCTCTGAACCAGCGGGCTTTTCTTTTTTAATAAGTCTGCAGCGGCCGGTTCGCTAACTCCGGCTGCCCCGTCGGGTGTGCGCTTACACGTCTGCTGAGAGTTCAACATCCGGCTAGCTTTATGCCGGCCAACGCACCTTAACCGGTACGACACGCTTTCACGCTTATCACACTGCCTGGCTACAGGCTTCACTGCATTCGGCTGCTGACTGTTGCGCTCCCCCCAGCACTCCGAAAGACAATCAGCAAGCGAATACATGCCACTTAACCCAGTGGCCGGGACACATTGCAGCCACCCATGCTGCATTTCTGCGCTTTACTGCAGCGCATTGGCATTGGTGTTCACGACATCACACTGACCGAGCCCAATACCCTTTCGGGCGCTTCTCGCGTTACATCCCAAAGAACCCCAATCCAATAAACTGCAGCCGCAGAAGCGGCCGTATTAAATCAAATCAATAAACCCGTTAAACCAGCACAAGGCTGCCAACGCTATAAACGGGAAGTAGCAACAAAAGAAAATAACGATGGTTTTGGTTATGGTATTAACCACTCGCATGGTAAAGCCCTGCTGCAGCCGGCGGCTGCCGGTATAGCGCCCAGATAAAAAGAACGCCCAAACCAGTGCCAGTAAGCCGGCTTGGGTGTAAGTAAGCTCAATCATGCTCAGGCCTTACTGATAACGGTTGTGGTATGCCGAGGTAAGTCACGAACCTGACCATGTACCAACGTTTTAAGCGCCAGAGATTCAGTAACCGTGTTCATTATCCGGGCGCGGATCCGATCAAACTCTAATGGGTCAATTACCCCGTCTTCACGGGCGGCGCGTATTTCAGCCATGGCGCTGCCCAGTTCCTCGCTTACCTTCATTAACTGGTCGCTTAGTTCTTCGTCGCAGCACACCGCCTCTGGCAGCTTTACAAATACCCCGCCGCGCAAATGGGCCCAGGCGTCTAAAATGCCGTTGTCGTTTGCCAGTTCGGTAATGGCCACAGCTTCACCAAGGGTAAGTTTGTGAAACTCCTGATCAGGGTTCAGCTTATTGCCCAGCACATTAGGGCTAACACCCAGCTTGCGGGCTAAGTCGCTAACGTTATGCCGTTTGCCCAGCACGTAAGCCGCATCCTGCGGGCACTGTGGAATGGTATTTTGCTTTAACGTGTTATTGCTCATGGGACTGTTATCCTTTATTTTTGATTAAGAGGCTTGTAGATCAGTCACAGGTTTAAAATTGGCTTTCAGCTTTCCGTTTGTGATCTTCTCAATTTGGAATGCGCGAAGCTCTGGCACATCGCCTGGCCAACCTGAAACTGACTGGCTTTTAATACCAAGCGCTTTGGCTGTTTCAACAACACCACCAAAGTGGTTGATCACATCAACTTTTTTCATGGAGCCCTCTGGCATGGAGTTAGCAATAAATAATGCGCATAAGCGTAGGTTAAACTACGTAGGTTTGTCAACAAAAACTGCAATGACAAAAATAACCACTACATGTAGGCTTACCTACATGAACGAAACAATGGCAGGCCGCATCCGAAAGCGGCGTAAAGAGCTAAAGCTCACACAAGACAAGGTTGCTGATTACTGCGGCATTAACCGCGTGTCTGTAAGCAACTGGGAAACTATTGGCAAAAATGGCACCTCACCAAAAGGGGCGAACCTGATAGCACTGGCTGAGCTACTGCGCGTAACACCGGAATGGATACTTACTGGAGAAGTGAAACCGGAAAATTCCAGTGTGTCTGAAAGCTTACCCAGTTATGCAGTTGGCAGCTTTGATCTATGGGATAGCAAAACCCCACTTAACGATGATGAAGTAGAGCTGCCTTTTTATAAGGAAATTGAATTGTCAGCAGGAACTGGTTCAGCAGTACAGTTGCAAGACAGCGGCTTTAAGCTGCGGTTCGCCAAATCAACCCTACGCCGTTACAACATTCAGCCAGACTTAGCTGCCTGCGTAACAGTCAATGGTAATAGCATGGAACCGGTATTGCCGGATCAGGCAACGGTCGGCATAGACACTGGCAATACAAAAATTAAAGACGGCGATATGTACGCCATAGACCACGATGGCCTATTAAAGGTTAAGCGCCTTTACCGCTTGCCAGGTAATGGCATTAGGATACGCAGCTTTAATACCGATGAGTACCCTGACGAGGATTACCAGACAGAGCAAGCCAGCGCCATTAAAGTGCTTGGCCGAGTATTTTGGTATTCGGTGTTAAGGTAGTATTACTACAAAAGGAATTGGCAGCTTGAAAAAACAGCTTGAACCCCAAATATATGTCAAGGTAGCAAAAGATAGATTTAAAAGACGATTAGCACGGCGAGGCAAAACATATAATCGCTTTATAAGTGTTTCCAAGGCTGTACTAGGGTATAAAATTATCGAAGCACCTGTAAAAATATGCCTTTACAGTGCTCACGGCAAAGATAATTCGACCTTTCTTGACACACTGATTTTTTTCGAAAAGCTATCCCAAGCTCAAGATGAACACAAAATCCTTATAAGTTTTGAACAAACTACTAGAATAGAAGCTGCAGCGATAATCACTCTTTATGCCCTAATTGAAGATTTATTGCAGCAAACTAGCATCAAAATCAGGTTTTCTTTATCTAAAATGAATCCTGAGGTGAATAGTACACTCCGTGTTAGTTATTTACAGAAATTAATGACAAATAAGAGTGACATTACCTATAATTTTAAGACTAAGTTGCCCTTGCCAGTCATCACCGGGTGCAGCAATCAATACGTTGACTCAATAGTAGACTATTTGATTCAGAGTGTTTATGAGGGAAATATGGAGCCTGAAAAGGAATGGACAATAAGTGTTGCCATTCAAGAGGCAGTTAACAATGTCGGTCTACATGCTTACCCAGCTGATGACTCTGGTAAAAAGAAGTGGTGGATCCTCTGCCAGGTTATTGATAAGCAGCTTTACTTGGCTATATATGACAAAGGCGTTGGCATCCCTATGACAATTGTTCAAAGAGGTTTTTTTTCTAGTAGATTTAGAAGTAATTATCCAAATGCCTATAGTATGTATGTGAAAATGTTAAGATCTAGTGGAAGAGCTGCTGCTTTAAGCAGTGTCGTTGGTGGTACTAAACGCTTATTGTCTGATTCTGAAGCAATTAATTTGTCAATGATTCCAGATTCTACGCGCACATCCAAATCTAAACATGGGCAAGGTAGTAAGAGCATTAAACGATTGGTTGAGGAAAATGTTGACGGTAAGTTATGGATTTTCAGCAACTCCGGACTATATGTTAAATCTCAAGGTGCAGAACAGGATTTAGTGGATTTACCAATGCCAATAAGTGGAACTCTCGTTCAGTGGAATATAAATCTTGTATGAGTAAATCAATATTACTGGTTAAAGAGTTCGGTCCGTTCCCGTACGGAAGGTACCCTTCTGATGGCGATTATAATGGGCAAGCATTTAGAGAGAAGATATTGGCCCCTCGTTTACGTGAGGCCATTGATAACGAAGAAGTACTACTAGTTAATTTAGATGGATACAATCGATATGGACCTTCGTTTCTGGATGAGGCTTTCGGGGGGCTTATTAGAGAAAGTGGCTTTACACCTAAAGAAATAGAAAGTCATCTTCGCTACAACCACACTTTAGTCAAAAGTGTAGAAATTTTAATTAAGCAAAGAATTGCAGCTGCTGAACAAGCTGGGAACCAAAATTAATTGGAGTTTCAGTTTGGCTACTTAATCACTATTATAGGTTGGATTTATGTACTCTATCTAAGTAATCGTGCACTTAAAAGAGCTGACATTGCCAGGGTTAAAGATTCTTGCATCGCTGTTTTAGAGGATGCAGTTAAGAAGATTTTAGATTTAGCGGAGAAAGAAAACTTAACTGATATTCATATTGAATCCCACTTAGTGCACTACGCTACAAAAGCATTTTTCAGAATAAAGGCGATGAACAATCTTGCCAAATCACAATTAGTTGATGCTGGTAAAGTAGATTTGGTTTTAAGAACCGCAGATGTATCCAAAATAATTAATAGAGATAACCAATATTGCCAGCAATTAACTTCTGAAATTCTGAACTACTGCGATGAAATAGAACAAGAATACCAGAAAATATTTTTCAACTCTAACCTAAAGCTTTGGATTGCAAAACATATAGACGAACTGAAAGGCCTAGCCTTTGGTTTAGTTATTTGCGCTTCTTTATTCTACATATTTCAATATTTTTAGGTGCTCCATAATTAATTTGTTATCTTTGAAATTTTTCGTTAGACCCGCTACGGCGGGGTTTTTATTGCCTCGAAATATTTTGTAGGTAAACCTACCAAATAATGTTGACACTAAATGTAGGTTAAACTACTCTTTGCCTACGAAGCAACGTAGGCAAACGTCATGAAACCACTATTCGACTACATCAACCAGCGCACTGCAGCCACCAGCAGCAACCGCTTTATCTGGGCTCTGGCCATCGTCACCACCGTGTTGTTTGTTGCTGCGTTTACCTGGTGCCGCCCATGAATACCGATATCGCCATTAACGAACTGCAACGCTTGGCAGAAAGCATCACCGAGCAAGACATTGCCATGATGATCAGCCACGGCGGTGCAACCAGCGTTCACGAATACCTGCAGCGTGCTGTAGCAGGCCGCATTAACTACCTACAGCACCAGCAGGAGGCTACACGATGATCGCCAATACACTTACCCAGGCCGCACAAATACGCCAGGCATCAGCCATACCGCTGGTGGTTAAAAACCGCCGCGAAGGTTACGAGCTGGTAAGCCGCTACGAAACCCTAAGCCCGGCACAAAAAGCGGGATTGGCTGTGGTGTACGAATGGCACCGCGCCTTTAACCGCGACGGCTGCACCTTGATGCACCCAATGCAGTTTGAAATATACGGCGTAGCAGCTAAAGACAAAGGCACTGCCCTGGCTAACGAACTGCGCCAGCTTGGACTGCTGCAGCACCACGAGGGCCGCTATCAATTCAGCCCAGCTGGCCTGAAGCTGGTTTTATCAATTAACGAAGAGGAGTGCTAACCATGCCTGCAACTACTAACGCAGCATTAAAAATGGCCGCCCCGGGCGAACTGTGCAGCCAAATCAAAAAGCTTATGGTGTTTTGCAAAGACGAAGCGCGCAGCATTAAAGCTATGCGACACCATCTAGCTGTTACCGAAGCGGTTGTTCGCGACTTTCTGGCACAAGCATTAGAACAAAAATTACTGTGGCGGCAAAGCAACGGCATGTACAAGACATTTAACAATAAGATTTCATTTATAGACACTCCTGCCAATGAGCCAGAGACTAACAACAGCTTACGTGCACTGGCCAGCGAAGAACAAAGCCTGTCTAATTATGATCAGCAGTTAAATACCCATTGGGAAAAGTCTTGCGAAGCTACCGACAGTGAAAATGAAGCTGCAGCAACTGATACCCAGCAGCAATTAGAAGCAATGCAGCAGCCCACTGCTTTACCGAATCCGGATGAAGAAGTTATCGAGCTGGATATAGCTGCTGAACCTCTTGCTGAATATAGCTCAGCTTTTGATATCAATGCTGAATTGGAGTCGTTAGCTGGCCTGCTGCAGCCAGATCAATACCCCGTTATCGACGACATAGCAGATAAGCAACGCGCCTTATCTGGCATTTCACTAATCATCAAACCCCATGCGCCACAGTTGGTAAACGTGCTGGACCAGCTGGCAGCTGATCTGGCTGTTATTTGCCTGCACCAGAACCGGAGGGCTTAACCATGTTTGCAGTATTCGGAATTAGTTACGAAAAGGCCCGGGCCAAAGCAATAAAGCTAACCAAAAAAACCACCGGTAAGGGCAAGGAACTACGCCAGCTTACCCAGGCTGAATACGATGAAGCCCTGAACGCTGCTACTGAAAAGTACATGCAGCAAATGAAGCCAGTCATTTTATCAGGCGAGTTTAGCCAGCCCAGCGTGTGCCAGCAGTTTATAGCCATGGCTGCTGAGAAAGGCGCCAGCCAGCTGCAGGTAATGATTAAAGCCCCGGTGCAAACCAAAGACAAAAAGGGCCGCGCCAAGGTTAGTAAGCGCTGGATGGAATACAGCAGCACCAAAGATTACACGCTGGGGGCAGAATAATGAGCGATATGCGATTTTTCTTTCCTGCAGCTGCAGGAACCCAGGGCAACCGAACCTTTTATACCGCTTGTGTGCCGTTTGGCATGTTGTCGCGGTTAATGGCCATCGACACCGGCAACGTAATGGACAGAAGCCAGCGCCAGGTAGACACCAAGCGCGCCAATGCCATTAGCAAGTACATTTGTGAAAACGAAGAAAGCTTTGTACTGCCAGCCCTAACCGGCGTTATTGAGGATGAAACCTTAGAGTTTATACCGGCCAGTAAGGGCGCATCTGTTGGCGAACTTAACCTGTCCATGGATGCCACCATAAAGTTGTTCGACGGGCAGCACCGAGCTAGCGGCATTTTAGAAGCAATTCGCCAAATGCGAGGGCTTAAAAGCCAGCAAGTCACCATTCAGCTGTTTGTAAATATGAGCCTTGCCGACAGACAACAGGCGTTTAGCGATATTAACAGCAACGCTAAGGCAGTAAGTGCCAGCCTGAACATGACTTATAACAAACGTGATAACACGGTAAATGCCATCAAAGCAGAAATTGCCAAGGTAAGCGCATGGGAAAACCAGATCGACTACGAAAAAAACATCATAGGTAAAAACACTGACAAGCTTTTTTCTTATCGGCATGTCGTGCAGGCCAGCCGCATAGTGTTGGGTATCGGCCCTAAACAGGAACCGGATCCAATGCTGGTTACAGATATCAGCAAGTGGTGGAACTGCATATCCGAAGCGGTAGCGTGGAAATGGCAGGTAAGGTTGCAACAAGAGGTAGGGCCAGAAAACAGCGTAGCGTTTACCGCTGCTGGCCTTATGACATTGGCCCGTGTTTACCGCCAGCTAAGAGACAAATACGGCTGCAAGTATTCAGTTATCAAATACGCCAACGCACTTAAAAACATCAACTGGCTTAAGTCAGACGAAATGTGGCTGGGCAATCTGGTAGACGAAAAAGGCAATATGACATCAGGAACCGCAGGCCAGATAGAAGCCGCCAAGCGCATCGCTGAAGTTGTTTCAACTTATTGCGAAAGCATGTGAGGCCACTTAATGAAAAATAACGCCAACTTAGTTAATCAAACCAGCGCTGAAAGCGGTTTTGAATACTACACCCCACCCGAATGGACAGATGCTGGCATTGAAGTTATGGGCGGCATTGACCTTGATCCTGCCAGTTGCGATTTTGCTAATCAGTGGATCGGCGCTAAACAGATATTCACCAAAGACACAGACGGGCTGCAGAAAAAATGGCATGGCCGTGTATGGATGAATCACCCATTCCACCGTGGCGAAACCGCCTGTAAAGCGAAGTGCAAAAAGCTTACCTGTAAACGCCGCGGCCACTGCATTACCGAAGATATACCAGGCAATGCAGACTGGATAAACAAACTGCTGACCGAGTACCTGGCTGGCCGGGTAACCGAGGCGGTGATCATAACGTTCTGCAACTCGTCTGAAATCTGGTTTTCACCGCTACTGGATTACCCACAGTGCTTCCCAAGAACACGGGTTCACTATATTGGCCGTGATGGGAAAAAGGTTCAGGGCTCAACAAAAGGCAGCGTTATCACCTATTTCGGCCCGAACGTGGCTAGGTTCGCAGAGGTGTTCGGCAAGCTTGGCAAAATTAAAGTTGAATACAAAGCAGGAGCTGCAGCATGAAATATATCAGCCAGGGCAGCCAGTGCCAGCAGCGTTTTGAACTGCTGCTAAGCCGAACTGATATACGCAGCGACAATATTAAAGCTGCGCTTAAAGATCATCTGGTTACCGGCCTGGCAGACTCCGTTGCGTCAGCAATCAACGGTGTTAGCCAGAGTAATTTCAACCGGGCTTTTAATGCAATGAATGACGTAGCCGAGACAGTCGAAAAGATAAAAGAACTCGACTGGGCTAGGGTTAAATCAGTTAACTGATAAGTTTTTAAGGCGAACACAATGAGCAGAGGCATCAACAAAGTAATTTTAATTGGCAACCTGGGCGCGGATCCTGAAGTGCGTTACATGCCCCAGGGTGGCGCAGTGGCCAACATGACTATTGCCACCAGTGAAAGCTGGACAGACAAAGCCACCAATCAGAAAAAAGAGCAAACCGAGTGGCACCGTGTTGTTATATACCAACGCCTGGCAGAAATAGCCGCCGACTACTTGCGCAAAGGCAGCAAGGTTTATATCGAGGGTAAGCTTAAAACCCGCAAGTGGCAGGACAAAGACGGCATCGAGCGCTTCACCACTGAGATAGTGGCCAACGAACTGCAAATGCTTGATGGCCTGCAACAGCAACCAGCTGGCCAGCAGCAACAGAACGGTGGATATCAGAAACCACAGCAAGGCGGGTACCAGCAGCCAGCACAGAACAACCAGCGCCAGCCAGCAGGCCGGCAGAACCAAGGCCGGTAACAGGAGGAAATTATGCAGTTATTAAAGCTACCTGAAGTATTAAAGAAAGTACCTGTGAGTAAAACCACCTGGTATGCTATGGTGAAAAGCGGCGAAGCACCGGCAGCATTTAAACTGGGTCCCCGTTCTGTTGCCTGGTCAGAAGACCAGATCAACGAGTGGATCAGGAAGCGCCAGCCAGCCGCCAAAAATATGACAGCACTGCAGTCGTGATCGGGCAGCAAAATATTTTGATACTACAGATGATACTACAGCTGAATGATCAACCCGCGCAGGCCGCTAAAATAGCGGATTGTCGGTTCCTGCTGGGGCAGCCATAAGACAGTTCAACACGGTCTTATACGGCCTGAAAACCCTGAAAAACCCTTCAATATCAAGCATTAGCAATGGTTTTCGGTCTTAGCAGGTCTTATGCGGTCTAAAGCCATCTCCGCTTTTTAAAAATTTCTTAACGGTCCAATCGGCACTTAATCGTTGCCCAATGTCTCCTGGCAAAAATAAGCTAAGCTAAAACCGACAAAAATTACCAACAATTGGATAAAACCGTATGTGCGGCAGACTAAACGTTATCGATGATCCCGGCGTTATAGAACTGTGCGAAGGGCTACAGATCCAGCTGTTCCCTGAGCGCCAGATTTTCAGCCGTTTCATCCGGGCCACTAACCAAGTCAGTATTGTTTGGCAGAAAGAGGGTATGCGAAGGATGGATAATGCCACCTGGTGGTTACTGCTGCAGCCGACAGAGACCGGCTTTAAACCATCCAGGTACACCTCGTTTAATACCCGCTATGACAAGTTAAATATGAAAGGCTCAGCTGGTTATCATGCATACAGACATAGCCGCTGCGTAATACCCGTGAAAGGGTTTGGTGAAACTGAGTATGTAAACGGCAAGCCTGTTCACTATCACGATATGGTGGCGAAGGATGGTGGCATGTTATTGGGTGGCCTGTGCCGGGAGTGGCTTAACAAGGATACCGGCGAGCTTGCGTTGTCATTCTCGGTGATAACACTACCCCCACACCCAAAACTGTTAAATATTCACACTAAAGCCTCACCGTTAATGCTACCGAAAGAACCAAAGCTCGTTGATACCTGGCTTGATGCTAGTGTTACAAACACTGCAATATTTGAAGATCTACTGAAGCCCAGAATTCCCGTTGATTTAATCGTGCAGCAAATAGACAAACCAAGTACTTTTAATCCGTTAGCCGAGAAATATGTTATCAAGTCTGATGTCAGTTAAGTGTCATTAGTGACATACACAGGCTTTATTTTATAAGGAACGCCTGCTGGTTGAGTTAAGACAATCTGTTCGTGAGTTAGGCTAAAAACGAGCAACGGGCAGTCTCGTTTATTAATAAACATTTGTGAGTAAAAAATGGATTCTACGCTTTGAAATCGCTCAGAACATAGGTAGTATCAAAGCGCTTGTTGCGGAATTATGGCCAAATAAATGTCATTAGAAACAATAAATTACTACAACCAAAACGCCGCAGACTTTGCTGCTGCAACTGACGATATAGACATGACAGCCTTGTATGCCGAGTTTCTGCCACGGCTAAAAGCCGCTGGTCATATTCTCGATGCTGGCTGTGGTAGCGGCCGTGATGCAGTTTATTTTAAACAACTAGGTTTTACGGTTAGCGCCTTTGACGCCAGTGCAGAACTGGCTCGACTTGCCAGCGCACGCCTGCACCAAGCTGTTGCGGTGCAGCGTTTTGAACAGTTAAACCAGCACGAAAAATACGATGGCATATGGTGCTGCGCCAGCTTGCTGCATGTTGCCAATAATAACTTGGCCACAGTATTTGGCTTATTACAGCAAGCATTAAAGCCAGACGGTGTGCTTTATGCCTCGTTTAAATATGGTGATACCGAGCGCCAAGACCATGGCAGGTATTTTACTGATATGAATGAAGCACGACTTACCGCTTTAATAAACGATGTAAACGGGCTGACGCTGAACAAGATGTGGCTCACGCAGGATAAACGCCCTGAACGTAACCACGAAACCTGGCTTAATGCCCTGTTATTCAGGAACGGTAGCTAAATATGGCGGGTATGCAGCAACAACTGGATTTTATTGGCTACATTCAGCGTATGCTAAATGAAGGTGAGTTTGTCGCTACCTATAAGTTTGCCTTGCTTCATGCTATTGCGGATATTTGTGTAGAGCACCCACTGCAGCAACCCGACAGCGAGCTGGTAATCACACTGGATGCACTGGTCGACAAATTTATTCTGCTGTACTGGCACCACGCAATGCCTTTCGCTGCTGACCACAATGGCGATGCTGCGCTACTTAAACAAAACTCAGGCACGCAATCCAAAGTCATCAGCGTATTGTTCGAGTGCCAGCAAAACAACATCCGCAATATTCGCCAGTTAAAGCAAAGCATGTATTGGAAACAAATTTATCGTGCCACGCTGGCAACGCTTAAAAACGGCCCATTATGGCGGCTACAAGTTTTAGCAAAACAGCCAGAGTGTTTTCTATACCCGCATCAAGACAACGGTAAATTTATTAAACTTAACCCAGGCATCGCCTACTCTTTTCGTCGCTTTTACGATCTGGTGGTATACCTGGCTAAAAATGCCTGGCTACAGAAAATACAAAGTATCAAAGACAATCAGAAACTGCTGGGGGCACAAAGTCAGCTACACGAATTTCTGTTTGGGGTCGACAGAAACGCATTAAATAAAGCCCGACCGGTGCTGATAGAAATACAACGCGGCTTGTGCTTTTATTGCAACAAACCTTTAAAAGATGCCAACAGTGCAGAAGTTGATCACTTTATCCCCTTTGCCCGCTACTCTACCGATTTAGGCCATAACTTTGTTGCTACCCACAGCAACTGCAACAACAGCAAGCGCGATTATCTTGCGGCGCAGCAACACCGGGATAACTGGCAAGAACAAAACCTGCATAAATTCGAAAGAGTGTTAAGTACTGAACTGGCAGCCTACTTTTATTGTGATGCAGAAAAATCTCGCGCAGTAAGTGACTGGGCTTACTCTGTTGCACAAGCCAACGGCGCTAAACTCTGGCTAAGTAAAGACGAGTTTGTCATTGCCGGTAGCACGCAAGTAACTACTTCATATATCGCGCCAACTAAAGTTACGGCTGCAAATGAGGTATTTTCTCTAGCAGACGAGGATGACCAAGTAAGTATCAGTCCGCTGCAGTTACGCTATTTCCCCAATATCAAAATCGCCTGCGGCCGCTTTAAAACCGGTGATGACAGCAACGCAGAATACGTTAATGCGCCTGCTGGTTTTGGCACTCTTAACCCTGATAAGCATTTCCTGGCCCACGCTAGCGGCAATTCCATGAACGGTGGTAAACACCCTATACTGGACGGCCAGTTGTTATTGCTCGAGCTTATCAGCCCCGAGAGTGCCGGTTCATTGCAAAATTGTACGGTAGCAATTGAACGACAGGATGAAAGTGGTGATAACCAGTATCTACTGCGCGATGTTAAAAAAGACGTGAATGGCCAATACCATCTGATTGCCAAAAACCCAGACTACCCTGTGCTAATAGCAAATGAAAGCATGCGAACCTTTGCCCGGCTGAAAGCTGTTGTTGACTGA